AATTAGAGAATGTTTGATATTTATTTAGAAAACATTTGATATGAGTTTAAGAATTTTAAATCCTACTGAGACTGGTAAAGGTATTTTAGTAGAATACGATGCAGGATATATATCGCCAACTGAGGAGCATAACGCAACTCTGATTAGAGAATCTAAAGGTATGTTAGACCACTCAAAGCCGTTTGAATTTTACGCGGTTTTACAGAAGTATAACACACCAAACAGAAACGGAAGAATATACCCTGAACGTATTCTAAAAAGAGAAGCTGAGAACTATAAAAAAATGATTGAGAAAGGAGTTGCTCTTTCAGAGTTAAACCACCCTGAATCATCGTTAATTGACCTTGATAGAGTATCTCACGCGATTACGGAGATATGGTGGGAAGGACCTGTGTTAATGGGTAAATTAAAACTATTAACAAGTCCAGGTTTCCACGAGAGAGGTATAGTATCTACCAAAGGTGATATGGCGGCAAACTACTTAAGACAGGGGGTAACATTGGGTATCTCATCAAGAGGGGTTGGGTCACTTAAAAAAGTTGGTGAACAGAATGAAGTACAAGACGATTTTGAATTAATATGTTTTGACTTAGTATCATCACCATCAACACCAGGGGCATATTTATTCAGTCAACCTGAAGAAAGATTTAATTTTGAAGAAAACCTTGAAGAAGAACAAAAAATGAAAGTACAAAGACAAGTTGGTGAAAATGGTAACAAATCACTTGACTTAATGAAAAAGTTGAACGATTATTTAGGGTATTAAAAAATTTAAATTATGGACGAAAAATATTTCATTGCAAAAGTAACCACTGATTTGGTTGACGAGAACTCGGGCAAAATCAAGAAACTAAGAGAAGAGAAGTTGGTTAGAGGATACAATCCTACTGACGTTGAAGCTAAAGTAACTAAAGTTTACGAAAACTACACTCAGGATTGGAGAATCACCGCAATTGTTGAAAGTAAAATTGATGAGGTGATAGATTAAAATAAATTTTAATTTTCAATAATTTAACTAAAAGGGGTCAATTCGACCCCTTTTTTTATTTTTTGATATTTGGGTAATATTTATATGTAAATAAAAACCCGTTATCAAATCAGTTAAAATTAAAACTTTTTTGATAATGGGAGATATTTATATAACAAAAACAATAAAAAACGCATGGCGAAAGAAAAATCTTTAGTTGAGGAGGCAATCATCCAAATGAAAAATTTGGAAGAAGCTGTTGCCGAGAATGCAAAAGGAATACTTGCTTCTACTATGAAGGAAGAAATCAAAGAACTAGTAAAAGAATCTCTTACTGAACAAGAGGATGAGGTTGAAGTAGATGCTGAAATGGACGAACCTGAAATGATGGAACCTGAAATGGGTGACGACGAAGAAGGTATGGAAATGGATGCTGATAACATCGACGATATGGGTGACGAAGAAGAAGACACCATTGACCTTACAGGTGAAGAAGACGATGACGAAATCTTACGAGTATTTAGTTTGATGGGACCCGAAGATAATATCGTGGTTACCAAAGACGAATCTGGGAACATCAATCTTAAAGATTCTGAAAAAGAATACATGATTGTTGGAGAAGGTGATGACGAGTTTGAGTTTGACATGGACGAGTTAGACGAAGAATGGAACGAGTCTGACGAATTAGACATGATGGAAGATGATAATATTGACGATATCGTATCTAAAGTTTTTGCTGACGATGAAGAAGAGTCTGAAGACGAAGAATTTGAGTTTGAAGATGAATTTGAAATGGAAGAGCAAGGAGAAGATGATATGGGTGTTGAAGATGATGATATCATTTATGAAATCGAATTTGATTCTGAAGAAGGTTCTGACGAAGAACTTGACGAAATGTATGACGACGAACTTGAAGAAGAATACGAAGAAGGTGAAGACGTTATGGAGTCTAAAATGACCGTAAAACCTAAGGGTGTCGGAATGGGTTCACCAAACAAAAAAATATATTCAAACAAACCTAACATGGAGGGTGGCTTTAAAACTGTTAAGAAAAAAGCTGACAAGACTATGGGTACAGGTAAAGCTAAGTTTGAATACAAAGAAGGAGAGAACCTTGACGGTAAAATGAAAAACGTTAAAAAGGTCGAGACAAAAGAAGCATCAAGAACTTTAGGTGCTGGTTCTAACTTTAGAAAGGGTGGTTTACCAAAACCAAGAGCTCACTCTAAAGCAAACACCGCGATTAAAGAAAATGTAGATGCTACAGAATTACACGTTCTTAGAGAAAAAAATGAAGAGTACAGAAAAGCACTTAACGTGTTTAGAAATAAATTAAACGAAGTAGCAGTATTCAATTCTAATTTGGCTTACGCAACTCGTTTGTTTACTGAACATTCAACATCTAAACAAGAGAAAATTAACATCTTGAGAAGATTTGATAGTGTTGAGACTCTTAAAGAATCTAAGAATCTTTACAAGTCAATCAAAGAAGAACTTTCAACTACGACTAATAACAATCAATCTATTAATGAATCAATTGAACGTAAAATTGAAAACGTACAATCTACAGGTTCATCAATTAATTTGATTGAGTCTAAAACTTATGAAAATCCTCAATTCTTAAGAATGAAAGACTTAATGGCTAAATTAAAATAAAAATAAACTAAAAAATAAAAACAAAAAAATACTAAAATGGGAGCATTATTAGAATCAGGTCTTGTTGGTAACATCGGTCTTAAGCACCTTAAAGTTATCAAAGAAGATACTATCAACAAATGGGATAAATTAGGATTCCTAGAAGGTCTTAACGGCCACCTAAAAGAGAACGTAGCTCAGTTATATGAAAACCAAGCTTCTTTCTTAATTAACGAGGCAACTGCTGACGGTTCATCAGGTTCATTCGAAACTGTTGTATTCCCAATCGTTAGACGTGTTTTCTCTAAATTGTTAGCAAACGACATCGTTTCTGTACAAGCTATGAACTTACCTATCGGTAAATTGTTCTACTTTGTACCTAAAATTCAAGGTTACTCAGGCGGTACTGCAACACAAAGTGGTGAGCACTACGCACCTGTAGGTTCTCCAGGTAACTACCCTGGTAATCCTAACGCAGGTTACACTGGAGCAGGAGCTTTCCAAAAAAATCTTTACGATTTATTCTACGAAGGTAACGAACCAGCTTTAGACCCACCAGGATTATTTGACTACTCTAAAGGACGTTGGTCAGCTATTACTGCAAACACAGTAATCCAAGCTTGGCAAGGTAGTTCTTTAGTGAACGCAGAAATCGGTGAAGGTGAAATTATCCCTTCAGGTAACACAAGAAAAGTTATCGTTAAATTATGTGGTTTCGCACAAGCAGGTACTGGTAAAATGATTGGTCCTGATGGTTCAGAAATTGACACTGAGTCTTTCTTATCTGACTTAGTTATTTACACAGGTGCTGGTTTAACAGTTGCGGCTGATTCACCATGTACTGTATCAACAGGGGCTTTATTGTTCAGAGTTGTTACTCAACAATATGGTCAAGGTATCGTAGCACCTAACTACAACACAACTCAAACTACATGGCCTTCAACAGGTAATGGTGGTTCTTACAATGACGTATGTGACGTAGAAGGTTGTATCTACTTAGAAGTTGACTTATCTTGTCCTGTATGTGCTAACTGTGACGCAACATCTTTAGATGGTTACACAGGTACTACTATTGAAGAAGCTGCTTCAGGTACATCATTCGCTGCGGCTTGGAGACGTTACGAAGAGTTAGAATTTGAAGACAAAATTGGTGAAGTTTCTTTCGACCTTGAGTCAGTTACAGTATCTGTAACAGAAAGAAAACTAAGAGCACAATGGTCTCCTGAATTAGCTCAAGACGTAGCGGCATTCCATAATATCGACGCTGAGGCTGAGTTAACAGCATTGTTATCTGAGCAAGTTGCAGCTGAGATTGACCGTGAAATTTTACGTGACTTACGTAAAGGTGCGGCTTGGAACCTACGTTGGGATTACAATGGATGGAGAAGAATCTCTGGAAATATGACTTACACTCAAAAAGACTGGAACCAAACATTGATTACAGCTATCAACCAATTGTCAGCACAAATCCACAAGTCAACACTTCGTGGTGGAGCTAACTGGATTGTTGTATCATCTGAGGTTTCTGCAATTTTTGATGACTTAGAATACTTCCACGTATCTAACGCTTCACCTGAGCAAGACCAATACAACATGGGTATTGAAAGAGTTGGTACATTAGCAGGTCGTTACCAAGTTTACCGTGACCCTTACTTCCCAGCTAACCAAGTGTTAATTGGACACAAAGGAACGTCATTGTTAGACACAGGTTACATCTACGCACCGTATGTACCTCTACAATTAACTCCTACAATGTACAACCCATTCAACTTTACACCTATCAAAGGTATTATGACACGTTACGCTAAGAAAATGGTTAACAACCGTTTCTACGGACGTATCACAGTTGACGGTGTTCGTACATTCGACTTAAGAGAATTGAGATAATCAATCTCCTAAGGGAAATATTAAAAGGGACGAGTAATCGTCCCTTTTTTATTTTAAGGATATTTATGTTATATGGGTAATTTACGTCAATTAATTAAGGAGCATTTATTATTAGAGAAAAGAATTGCTCAGTTAATGTCATCATTTAAAGTACAATACTCATTTGAGGTTGATAGAACAACCCACGCCTACCACAGAAAAACAAGAACAGGAATCTCAGATTATAATGAAAAAGAAATCTCAAATGCCGAGATTAAATATATTGTTGAATTATCTTTACGAGACATTGCTGAAAAAATTGCCCAACATAATATTATTCATGACGAATCATTTGTTGTTAAATCTGTTGATAAAGAAATTGCTATCGCCATAGTCCCAAAACATGTTGAGGATAATTTTTGGAAATTAATTATTGTTACAGTATTTAGAGAGTCTTTAAATAATCCATTTAGAGTTGGTGAAGACCAATTAGTAATTTGGGTTGATTAAATAAAAAAACGGGTGGTTGTATCTGAATCGTTCCTCCCCCGTTCAAATAAGTCAGTTTAGACTTACCCATGTAATTAAATACAATGTATCTGAATCGTTTCCTTTAATTACCACACAAAGGTACGACTTTTTTTTGATTTATGCGATATTTATATAATAAAAAATCAATATCATGAATAAATTATTTTTAATTAATGAGGATGAGAAGAAAAGAATCTTAAGTCTTCATGAATCTGCAACAAAAAAACAATACCTAAAAGAAGAAGATTCTGTTATGGAGCCTGATACAAATCAAGAAATATCTGAAATTGACGCTGGTATGTTAACAACCGCAACTATATTAGGTGGTCCTCTTGGTACTATTATAGCAGCATTTAATGCAGGTCAATCAGGTGACAAAGCTCGTGCAATATTCCAAAAATGTCGTACATCTAAAGGTAAACTTGGTAAAAGAAAAATGAATGATAGTTATTTGGCTAAAATTGCCGATAATATAAATAAAGCTGTTGAAGGTGTGGGAACTAACGAAGGGTTAATTAAATCATCTTTTCAGTTAGTTTCAAGTATTGCCGACTTATGTGCTTTATCTAATATCTATTTAACTAGACACAGTGAAAATCTATATGACGCTCTTGACGGTGATATTGATTCTGATAGCGAATGGAAATCATATGTGTTTTTACCTTTATTAGATAATGCTGTTAAAAACAGTAAAATAGAAATGGATGCTATGACTAAACAAGCGGAAGAAGATAAGAAATTAGCACCTAAAGCTGCGGCTTGTAAATGGGTTATTCAAAAACCTGATGGTAGTACAGTTCCTGATGTTGCTGGTTATAGAAAATCAGGTTGGAAGTGTCCTAAAGATGGCTCAACAACTAGTAACACTAAAACAAGTCAAACTGTAAAGAAAACCTCAACCGTATCAACACCTAAGAGTGGTGGTGTTAACTATTCTGATTACGGTATTTAACATTTATTAAAATATTTTAAAATGAAAAAAAGATTAATTATTAGCGAATCAGATAGAGAAAGTATCTTAAAATTACATAACGATAGAAAAAACTCTTTATTAAAAGAACAGGCATCAACCCAACAACCTGTACCTCAACAACCTACGTCGGAAAGATTTTTAACTGCGAAATGTCCTGGTAAAGACACTAAACCTGGTCAAACATGTAACGAAAAAGTTTTAAAATTACAAGTTAAGATTAATGATAAGTGTCCTACAGATAAATTACCTACCAAATTAAAAGAAGATGGTGTAATTGGTAATAACACAAAAAATGCCATGACCGCGTGTGACTCTTTTATTCGAGTTAATGTTACTAATACACCTGTGGTTAACACACCGAGTGATAACGCTTCGTCAAACAACTCATTAACTATTGATTCATTAAGTGTTTAAGAATGGGTAACATTATCAACGAAGAATTGTACAGAATGAAATACCTTTTTGGTTATCAAAGAGGTGTTGTGATTAGCGAACAAGACGACCCATTCGAAGACCAAGCTTTACAACAATATAATTGGAAAGGTAAGAAAAAGGGTTTAATGGATTTGACTAATCCTCAAGGTATGTATGCGTTTAACGTTGGTTATGAAGGTGGTAAATATACATTAACCAGTGCCTCTGAAGCAATTAGAGTGACTAGTAAAGGTGAAGAAAAAACTACAACTACACCACCTGAGATTGTTAAAGAACCTGTTTTAAGTGAATTAAATTTAGTTGGTAGTGCATTCCCATACCCTGACAACATGGTTAAACCAAAATTTGATAGTTTCCCTGAAGCTAAAAAAGTTTATGACCAATTCATCCAATCAATATTAGACTTCCTTAAATCGGCTGATTTAACCAAGATGGGTAAATTCACCATTCAAGGTACGGCAGACTCCGCAAGACCTACTTTAGATATCCCTAAAGGTTATTCTAAATTAGACCACCCTGGTGAGTTATATGACGGTAAAAAAGACCCTAATGAAATGAACCAATACTTAGCCGACACAAGAGCAAGTGAATTAGGTAAAATCATCGTTCAAGATGTCTTAGATAAAACAGGTGTTGATATTTCTAAAAACATTGTTTATGAAAAAGGGATTAACTATTATGGTCAACAAGGTAAACGAGGTTTTGAATACAAAAACGTAACGGTAACCCCATCACAAAAAACGGTTAGTGTTAGCCAACCGGATAAAATAGTATCAACAGTCCCATCAGTGTCTTCAGGTTCTACATCAACTGAAGGTCCTAAAGTAGTTGAAACATTCTTTGACCTTTCACCTTGGGGTGGTAGTTTAGTACCAATGAAAAGATTAAAGAATGGTGATTATGCAATAACCACTAAATACATATTAGATAATAAATTATTTGTTAAAGGTGGTGGTGGTCTTTTAAATCTTTGGGACGTGTCAGGTCTTAACGAAATTGGTGAAGTTAAAGGTGAGATAAAAGATGGTGAGTTATTAGTTAATGGACTTTCTTTTGGTACTTTAATGAGTACTGATACTCAAGAAGCTGAATACCAATATCAAGCAGAATCTACTACTAAGTTTGTAAGTAAAAGTAGACCAATGATTACGGGTATTAGAGATGGTGAGGCGATTATACGATTAATTAGATTCGCCTTAACAACAAGAAAATAATTTATCGACTAAAGAATCCTGTAACGTACACGCCTTTTTGACCCTCCCAAACACCTTCTGTACAAGAAAAATCTCCGTATGGGTAAGTTTTTAAAATTGCGTTTTTGTGTGACTTTGAACTATAAAAGTTATTTAAGATATGGTTAGCCAACTCTTCATAAGTTGTTTTACCATACTTGAAAGTTGCAAATGTACAAATTTCTTCAGAATTTCCTGTAATCATTTTGGGTTTATTGAAACGAGACAATCGGTCATTAATATCACCAAGTAAAACACCTCGATGAACTTTATCGTTTTTATGTGTACATACTGAGTATTTTGACATGTAAGATGATTGGTACTCAGCACATTTAAAAGTAACAGGATTTGAATTTTTCAAAACAGAACTATCCAAAGTTCTTTGATTACATAATTCTAAAACTAATGAGTTTAAGTATCCAATATCGATTGGATTAATAATTACATCTTCTTTAGCCTGTGAAAAGCTAAAATTGTGTACAATTAAGAATACTAATACGAATAACAGTCTCATAAAACAAAGATATATAAAATATCTCAGTTTACAAAATTATTCTTCAGGTTTTTCTTCTTGAGTTTGTTCTTCCGTATTTTTTGATAAAATTCTAACAACTTTTGAAACCACTTCAGACTCACCTAACGTAAACGTACCTGACTTAAACGAATGAACTAAAGCTTGGATTGCAAAATACTTAGCTTCGGACTCAGTCATTGTGTCTAAAATCATTTCTAAATGTTCTTCTGAGTACAATGGTACTGTATTAAATAGGTTTCCGAATAGTTGTCCGCTTTCCATAATATTTGATGTTTACTTGATATTTATAATAATAATAATAAAAAATGTATGTTAAGTAAAACCATTAATAAGATATTAAATGAAGTAACCTCATCAAAGACAGGTGCTTCTGTTGGTTATTACGTACCACCGTTTCAACCAGGTCTACATGAATTTGAACATAACGATTTAAAACCATTTGTTACACCTGTGTCAGAATTTACTAGCCCTGAATTAGCTCACGATAGTTATGATGGTAAAGTACACTCAAACAAGGGTAAAGTATCAAAAATTGAATCTAAAGCTAAGAAAGGCGCTAAACATGTTGAAGATAATTATGACTTTATTACTATTGGTGAATCGGAGTGGATTGATATAGAAAAGATTCCGTTAAATGAAGATTTAGGTGTATGGTTTGGTACTAAGAAGAAACCTAAAGGTTCTAAACAACCAAAAGGTCCTTGGGTTAACATATGTCGTAAAGTCGACGGAAAACACCCCCCGTGTGGACGACCTGACACCGATAAAGGTGCTTATCCTAAATGTCGTGCAGCAGGTGTTGCAGGTAAGATGAGCGACTCACAAAAGAGAGCCGCTTGTCAACAAAAACGCAAAGCGGAAAAGAAAGACACTCAAACAGGTAAAGGACAAAAACCTGTAATGACTTCGTACAAACCAAAGAACGAGTCTATTAGACTATCTGAGAATCAATTAGAGAGTCTTGTTAAGTCAATTGTTAAAGAATACTTAAACAAACCTTAAGACTTAGAAACTTTATCTAAAATAGATGATAATGAGTACACAATTTGTGAACGTATTTCTGACTCATAATCTTCTCTGATTTTTTCAGTTTTAGAATCGTAAATTTTTCGTAATTTATCCCATTCATCAAATGTCAATCTAACATCGTAATGGTATACGTGGTTTGTGATACTAACTTGTGTATCATCTAAAACAACAAACAAACCCAAAGGCTCATTTTTAATATATCGTTTTAA